TACCCCCTCGAAACAGACCCAGCTCAACCTATTCGCTTACCTGGAGGGAGAAGAGGCATTGAGTTTAACTTCGCAGAGCCCCTCGACGTTAAGCATCCAGTTACGGGCGACCCGCTTATCTACTGCGGACGCATGGATACCATTGTCGATTACGCAGGAGCAACTTTTGGAGAAGATGATAAAACAACTTCCTCTCTCGGAGCTTCTTGGTCAAGGCAATGGGATCTTCGATCTCAATTTACAGGTTACTGTTGGGGAGCAGCGCAGGCTGGTTTGCCTCTTAACGGCTTCCTTGTGCGAGGAGTATCCATACTAAAGACCAAATACGACACGATGGAAGCCATCACCTATCGCCCCAAGTGGATGATTGAGCGCTGGTATGAGCAACTCATTCGTGACCTCAACCGTGCAATCAAGATGTGGGAAGATGGTGCATTCGACTATAATCTCGCCGACGGCTGCAATGAGTATGGCGGCTGCATCTTCAAGCAAGCCTGTATGAGCCAAGACCCAACACCTTGGCTCGAGGGTGGGTTTGTAAAGCGCATCTGGAATCCGCTGGACCCTTCAAAATCTGATGAGCAACTTGCCAATTCCCTTGCCAAGCCCCAGCAGATTATGAATGCCGCAGATTCCCTTTCCATGGTGCTGTAATGCCTACGCAAACTTTTTACATTGAAGGTAAGTATATGGGTGAGGCTAATCGTGCCATCCATAAAGATGCAAGTGGTATCAGTTACTATCCCACAAGCCTTGCCTTCTTCTGTACAAAGTGCGGAGATACCTGGGCGCGTATCGTAGTTAATAAAAGCGATTTTCGGGTAGAGTACGGTGATTGCCGCAAGCATGAAGTCGACTCACTTCGAATTTCAGGCGAGCGTCCGGGCAGCCTCTACCGCCCTTGGCTATCGTATTTGGTGGATGACCTTCCTGTTGAGGTCATTCGAAGAGAGTTTAATTTACATTTGAAGTATTATGAAAGAGAAACAAAATGAGCGCAGACGCAGTCAAAACCCTCAGCGGCCCGAAGGTCCTGATCGAAGGTCCGTCGGGAACGGGCAAAACATACGCCCTGGGGAAGCTGGTCGAATGGGCAGCAGCACAAAAGCCCGTCGTCGAAGTCTTCGTATTGTTCACGGAACACGGCTTGGAGACCTTGCTCGGATATTGGAGCGACAAGGACAAGCCGATCCCCGAGAACCTTCATTATCACTCGACTCTGACGAAGCCCATCAGTCTCGCAGCCTTGATGAAGAGCGCGGACGACGTAGGGAAACTTTCCTATGAACTTATTTCTAAGATGGTTGACTCAAGCAGAGGCGGCGCTAATAACGCTTTTTACAAAATACTTTCCGCCTGCAACGACTTCCCAGATGACCGAACTGGAAAGAAATTTGGTGCTATTGACTCTTGGGGGACTGATCGTGTATTTGTTATCGACTCTTTGAGCGAGCTGTCAAACGCTTGCATGAAGATGGTGATTGGAGCGAAGCCCACAGCTTCTCAGCCCGACTACGGGGTTGCCCAAAACAACCTCATGAACTTTATGCGTTTGTGTACTCAAGGACTAGCATGTACCTTTATAATGACAGCTCACGTGAATCGGGAGACGGACGAAATTACAGGGGGAGTCAAGCTGATGACAAGCTCGATTGGCAAAGCTTTATCCGGCGATATCCCAAAGCTTTTTTCGGATGTAATCTACACAGTGAGGGAGGGGACGAATTGGTACTGGGATACTGCGGCTGCGAATGTGGACACCAAGACCCGCAACCTTCCGATCCAGTCGAAGCTAGCCCCCGACTTCTCCCTTATCATGAACAAGTGGGCCAAGAGAGCAGCAGCATGAGATACAAAGTGTTCCTGCATGACAAGTCTCATGTTGAACGCCAAATCGGCTGCAACCTCTTGACACTTAATCATGCACTCGAGTTGGCTGATGAAGCGCAAAAACGCTTCTCCCATCTTGACGTCCTTTCCATCGAGATCTACAAACTCGAAGCATCCTTTCCATTCCAAGTGCCGGCAGACGCTTTGAATACATCTGATAGTTCTGCCATTCCCGCAACTCAAGAAAGTCTCAAATGACCTCATCCTTCGATCCTTCAATGTTCCTCGACGCTTCCATTTCCGAACCTACCGTCAAGCGTCCCCCTCTTCCTGTCGGTGATTACCTTGGCGTTATCGGCGAAGTCACGGCCCGTGCATGGACCGGCAAGAAAGACCCTTCCAAGTCTGGTATTGCCTGGGACATTCCTCTGACCGTTGAGATCCCCGCCGAAATCCAGTCGCAGTTGGGTCTGACTCAAGGCACCCTTCAAATGAAGGATTCCCTGATGCTGGACATTACCCCCAACGGTGCCCTGGACAACGCCCCAGGTCGTAACGGTGGTCTGCGCCGCTACCGCGAAGCTTGCGACCTGAACAAGCCCGGTGATTCGTTCTCTGCTCGTCAGATGACTGGTAAGGTCGTGAAGGTGAAGATCACCCACGAACTGTACCTGGACGAGCCTGTTGAACGCATTTCCGGTGTGACCAAGTCTTAATCGACTAATCGAACGCCCCAGGGGTCACAAGCCCTTGGGGTTTTTTCTACTTCAAGGAATCAATATGAGAGCAATTATTCTGGATACTGAGACAACAGGAGTCAAAGACTCTGAAGTTGTTGAAATGGCTTGGATGGAGTTAAATACGAATGACCCTTATCGCTGGACCTGCGGCATTCCGACGCTTCAGCGTTATCAAAATCAAGGTAAGATGCAATACGGCGCCTTGGCAACTCACCACATCCTTCCTGAAGATCTTCTGGGCTGCCCACCATCTTCTGAAGCTCAGATGCCCCCTTGTGAGTTCCTAATCGGCCACAACATTGACTTCGATTGGAAGATGCTTGGCGGTCCGCCAGTAAAGCGTATCGACACAATGGCATTAGCTCGCTGGCTCTATCCTGAGTGCGATTCTCACTCACAAAGCGCCCTGTTATATTATGTCTTTGGCGCTAATGCCGGAATCAAGAATCTTCTTCGTGACGCTCACTCCGCTGAAGCCGACATTCTCAACTGCTACATGCTGCTGTTTGAAATGATCAAGAAAGCTAAGATCTCCACCATTGAAGATCTTTATGTGTTGAGTGAGAAAGCGCGCATCCCCACCATCATGCCTTTTGGTAAACACAAAGGAGATCCTATCTCTTCTGTCCCCAAAGCCTACAAAGACTGGTATCGTCGTCAAGTGGAAACCGATCCTTACATCCTTATGGCCTTTTCGAGTAAATAAAATGAAGCGTTTCATCTCAATCGACTCCATTTCCATCGCCCCTAACCGTCAACGCCAGGAGTTTGACATTGAAAAACATCAAGACCTCGTTGACTCCATCCGACGACTCGGAGTACTTCATCCCCCGATCCTTCGAATTGTCGGCGATTCTTACGTCCTTGTGGCTGGAGAATGCCGCATTAGGGCCATGCGAGATATTATTGACCTGGGTGACACCATCACTTTTGAAGGCCAAAATTGTGCGCTCGGAACCATTCCATTCACCTTCCTGGGTGACCTTAATGAACTAGATGCAGAAGAGGCAGAACTTGATGAAAACATTAAACGAGCCGACCTCACTTGGCAAGAACTCGCTCGAGCAACTGCAAGGCTTGATGCGCTCCGAGGTAAACAGCATGTACAAAGAGGCGCGCCTGCTCCAACCCTTGCCTCAATCGCCAAAGAAACAAAAGGCTCAGACACGGTCAACCACCAAACAACAGTGCGCGCCGAGCTCCTTATTGCTAAGCATCTTGACAAACCCGCGGTAGCCGGAGCCAAGAGCGCAAAGGAAGCCCTTAAAATCTTAAAGACAATCGAACGAAAGGAAAAAAATGTCGAATTGGCTAAGACGGTCGGCAAATCACTTCAATCTAATCGTCACAGCGTTATTAACGCTGACGCTATTGATTGGATGGCTAATCAACCAGTGGGAGTTTATGATGTTATACTTACCGATCCTCCTTACGGTATGGGCGCTGACGGATTTGGTGATAGCGGTGGCGCTGCTATAGCCAATGCTCATACATACGTAGACGATTATGCAACATTCCTTAAATGCCTCCGTGCGCTTGCTGTTGATGGATACCGAATTACTAAAGATGAGGCTCACATCTACATCTTCTGCGACATTGACAACTTTGCCGAAGTCAAGGACCAACTTGCCGAAGCTGGATGGAGTCCGTTTCGAACACCCCTTATATGGTGCAAGCCTAATGGACAGCGAGCTCCTTGGCCTGATCAAGGCCCCCAACGAAAGTATGAATGTATCGCTTACGCCACCAAAGGTAAACGAAAAGTAAACTCACTTAAAGGAGACGTTCTTGTCTACCCAACCGAAACCAATCTGGGACACGGGGCTCAGAAGCCAGTGGACCTGTACGCCGATCTACTCGGGAGGAGTGCTAATGCTGGAGATAAAGTGCTTGACCCCTTTGGAGGAACTGGCCCAATTATTCCTGCGGGAAATTCCCTCAGTCTTTATTGCACCTCAGTCGAGCTTGATCCCGCCCACCACGGAATAGCTATTAAACGTCTTCAAGATCTGGGAGAATAATTTATGCAAAGAACAGGCGTAGGCCCATGCCCTGCTCAAGTAATGGTCGTGGGCGAGTGTTTTGGTGTGGAAGATGAGCAACGTGGAGAACCTTTCATGGGGACGGCGGGAGCCGAACTCAACAAGATGCTTCACGAAGCGGGTCTTTTAAGGTCAAACATTTTTGTAACTAACCTAGTCAACGCAAGGCCATACAACAATGACATTTCAAGATGGATACCCCTCAAGAAAAAAGACGTCACCCCTGATATGGGCTGGCTCCGAGATCGTCAGGTATCGCCAATTGTCCGCGAAGGTTACGAAAGGCTGCAACGCGAGATCAAAGCAGTTAATCCAAATATCATTATCACGACTGGCAACGCTTCCTTGTGGGCACTCACCGGCGCATGGGGCGCGCTTAAATGGCGTGGTTCGCAACTCCAGCAAAACGCCGAGAGTCTCTTGGAAGTTGCGCCTGAAGGTGGTTGGGCGAAAGTTATCCCAATCCTCAACCCGTCGGCAATCCTGTCTCAATGGGAAATGCGCTCCATCACCCTTACTGACCTTCGTCGGGCGAAAAAACATGCTCTATCGAAAGACCATAACCACCCCAAATGGAACTTCATTATCCGGCCTTCTTTCCAGAAAGTGCTCGAAATCATCAACTTTCTTTCCGAGCTGGTCGAGCGAGAGCCTACTCGCATCTCTCTTGATCTCGAAACAAGAGCAGGACACATCGCATGTTGCGGACTGGCTTGGTCTAATCTAGATGCTATCTCCATTCCCTTCATGGATGTAAGAGATGAGTATGGGTATTGGTCAGTTGACGAAGAAGCTGTAATCATTAACGCTCTTTACCATCTGTTGACTAAAAAGAATGCCCTCGTCGATTGGCAAAACGGACTCTACGATGCTCAATATATTTATCGCCATTGGCACTTCGTTCCCAACGGAGTCCAAGACACAATGCTTTCTCATCACGTTGCCTTCGCTGGCCAACCCAAGGCCTTGGACTATCAGGCATCAATGTATTGTGAAGACTACGTCTACTGGAAAGATGATGGTAAAACGTGGGCAAAAAATGTTGGTGAAGATCAACTCTGGGGATATAACTGCGTTGACTGTGTTCGAACGCATGAGATCGCTGAAGTCGAGCAAGGAGTTATCAAGCAACTTGGCCTCGAGGCAGTACACGAATTCCAACAAAAACTTTTTTATCCGGTCTTACAAGCTATGCAGCGAGGCGTCAGGATTGACCTCGAAGAAAGAAAGAGGCTCTCAAAAGAACTGGCTGCCGAATTGGGGAAGCGTGAACTTTATTTTAAAGAGGTCCTTGGGCACCCACTCAACCCGCGGTCGCCTGTTCAGATGACAAAGCTTTTTTACGGGGACCTTAACCAGCCTCCCGTAATGAGTCGTGCCAAAAAGAATACCCCCGCTCACGTCACTTGTGATGATACGGCGCTTGCCAAAATCATGTTAAAGGAACCTCTTCTGAGACCTATCATTCATGCAATCCAAGAATATAGAACCATCGGAGTTTTTCGTTCAACGTTTGTGGAAGCCGAACTTGATGTGGATAGACGAATGCGTTGCAGCTACAATATCGCAGGAACTGAAACGTATCGCTTCAATTCCTCCGAAAATGCCTTTGGTTCAGGGACCAATCTTCAAAACGTCCCTTCTGGCGGAGAGGATGCTGATTCTGATCTCGTGTTACCTAATGTGCGTAAGCTTTTCATCCCAGATGAGGGTTTCGAAATGTTTGATACGGACCTTTCCAAAGCTGACCTGCGAGTAGTTGCTTGGGAATCAGATGAGAATGAAATGAAGTCCATGCTTGCGGAAGGTCGTGATCCTTACATTGAAGCTGCCCGCGAATTTCACAAGGACAACTCAATAAAGAAGAACCTTCCCAACGGTTCCGCCGATCCTCGCTATAAGCAGTTCAAAGCGTTCGCCCACGGCACCCA